ACAAAAAGAGTAATAACATAAAGTTATTTCATTATCATTATTTCACACTCTATAAATTAATTCGCAATAATATTAATAAACTTAATGTTCATATAAAAAATTTAGTTGATATAATTCTCAATATATTTGAAGAGCAAATAAATCTATCAGCTATAATTGAAAATGCTGTTGATTTTATAGAAAAAAACCATAATATTCTTAAATACGGAGATTTGACTTTATATGAGCATCAAAAAGATATATTTACAGCATGTAAAGCACCAAATTCTAAGATGATTTTATATATGGCTCCTACTGGTACAGGAAAAACATTGTCACCTATTGCGTTATCTGAGGGGCATAAGATAATATTCGTGTGTGCTGCGAGACACGTTGGCTTAGCATTGGCAAAAGCAGCAATTTCTGTTAATAAAAAGATTGCCTTTGCGTTTGGCTGTAGTTGTGCTGATGATGTTAGATTACATTATTTTGCGGCTAAGGTCTTTACTAGAAATAAGCGCACTGGTGGAATTGGTAAGGTTGATAATAGTGTTGGTGATAATGTTGAAATTATGATTTGTGATATCAAATCTTACTTACCAGCTATGTATTATATGTTAGCACATTTCCAAGCAGAGAATATAATTATGTATTGGGATGAACCGACAATTACAATGGACTACAATGAACACGATTTTCATGCAACAATTAGAAAAAATTGGAAGAAAAATGCCATCCCTAATGTTGTATTATCATCTGCTACATTACCAAAGCTGAATGAGCTTACTGAAACAATTCCTGACTTCTTAAACTCATTCCCTGGAGCTGAGATTGTTAATATTGTTAGTCACGATTGTAAAAAATCTATTCCAATTGTAAACAAAGATGGCTTAGTAGTAGTACCACATTATCTTGATGAAGATTATAATAAAATTAAGGAAATTGCTGCTCATTGTGATAATTATTTAACTCTTCTAAGGTATTTTGATTTAAAAGAAGTTGTTGAATTTATTACTTATGTAAACTCTAATAATTATGGTACTAGTAAAACGCGAGTTGAAAGACATTTTGAGACCTTAAATGATTTCAACATGAAAAATATCAAAAAATATTATATATTCCTTCTTCAAAATATTATGGAAAATTATTGGGGTGTTATTTACACTCATTTCAGACAAATGAGAAAACCCAGAATATTAGAAAATGAAACAATTGATCCAAAGGGGAATAAAATTATTAAATCAAGAAGCATGGAAAATGGGATGAGTCGTAACTCTAATCAAAGTACATTACCTGGTTCTAGTTTAACTCGGCTATCAAGTCAACAACTAAGTCAGCCTGCTCTCAAGCCTGGAACATCTGGTGTTTACTTTACTACAAAGGATTCATATACATTAACTGATGGACCAACTATATTAATTTCAGATGACATTGAAAAAATGGCAAAATTTTATATACAACAAGCAAATATTCCTAGTTTAGTTATGGATGAAATAATGAATAAAATTGAATATAATAATTATATTAATGAAAAATTATTCGCATTGGAATCAGAAGTTGATATTATTAAAGAGGAAACAGAGAAAAAAATTAAAAATGATGTTAAAAACACAAGTAGTTCTCATAAGGTTTCTGGAAGAACTAAATCTAGTAAAGATAGTAAAAAGTTAAGTAGAGAGGTTCCGGAAGAGTTTCTAAATAGAGGAAGTCTTGCGAAATTAACTCAAGATATAACTGACTTAAGAAACATGATTAAATCAGCAACATTAAATGATGCATTTATTCCTAATAGAAAGATGCATCAAGACAAATGGGCCCAAGGTTTAGATACACAAAATGCTTTTACAAGTAATATCGAAGAAAATGTTGTATCTGATATAATGGCATTAAAAGGTGTTGATAATACATGGAAAGTGCTTTTAATGATGGGAATAGGTGTCTTTATTAATCATGAGAATATTGCTTATACTGAAATCATGAAAAGTCTTGCTGATGAACAAAAATTATATATGATTATTGCTTCAAGTGATTATATTTATGGTACTAATTATCAATTCTGTCATGGATTCCTTAGCAAAGATTTAAACTTGACTCAAGAAAAAGTTATTCAAGCAATGGGACGTATTGGAAGAAATAATATTCAACAAACTTATACTGTTAGATTTCGCGATGATGAACAAATTTTAAAACTATTTACATCTGAGACAGAAAAACCAGAAATTATAAATATGAATAGGTTATTTAATAATCGCAAGGTAATTTGGAAGGACAACTTGTATGTCGAGGTTCCTGATGACATTGATGATGATTTTGGAACTGAAGCTAATAATGAAGACAATGAAGAAGGAGAAGAAGAAGAATAAAAAATACAATAAAAAATACAATAAAAAATACAATAAAAAATACAATAAAAAATTTATATTAGAAATTTATAATAGAAATTTTTTTACAAAATATGTTAACTATTTATCTTGTGTTTGAATCATTTTGAGTAGAATTTTGGTCATCAGTTTGGTCATCAGTTTGGTTATTATTTTGGCAATTTTCTAAAGTTGGCTGTTCTACTAAAGTTGGCTGTTCTACACTTAATCTGTTTAGCATAACTGGTCTTATATAAAATGCGATATATTTATAATTATCACCATATTTTTCTCTAATAGTTGTATCTGAACATTCCAATGCTGGAGCCAATTCAGCATCAGGACCATTTACATTATTGGATTGTCCAGATTCGACAATTTCAATAGTGTAATTTAAATTAATAGCAAAATCTGCGCGAGCCCTATTCTTTACAATATTTATAAAATCTGAAATTGACATGTCCAAATCAATGTCATAATTCATAGTTTCGCAAGTATAAACCACCTTGAAATAAAAGCTGTGTACGCTCATCTTTGTATGTTATTATGATTTACTATTTATATTAAAAATCCATCTCAATTTTTTTTTAAATTAAATAATATTTAATTTGTTTCCAATACTTTTATAATAAACCCCGTTGTATTGAATATTTTTATCATATCTCTATATTGTTTGTTGCTTTAATAATTAAATTTTTAAGATTAATTATTAAAATATATGAACAACAACCAGACGATAAATCGTTTAATTGGAGTAAGCAAGACCACCCATACCACTCATGATACGAAGAACGTTGTAGTTAGTGGCATAGACACGAACCTTGGCAGTCTTGGTACCCTCAACGGTGGCGTTGGAGAGAACAAGTTGAAGAGTGGCATTGTCAATTCTGGAGAAGTTGCAAGTTCCAGAAGGTTGGTGTTCCTCAGGGCGAAGAGCGAAAGAGTAAACGTTAATACCTTCATCAGGGTTTCTGGTGTGGGCTTGGTAAGGTTGAACCCAAGAGAAGTAAGATCCTTCACGCTCAGAGAAGCGGTCTTGGCCGTTAAGTTGGAGCTTAGCGGTGACGACGGGATTTTGTCCCCAACAATGCATGTCAAGAGAGGTCTCAGAGAGAACGAAGGTACCAGCATCAGAGACACCAGAGTTATCTTCGTGGGATCCATTGTCATAACTATCGCCAGGAACATCAATACCACCAAGATTGGCCTGATTGTAAGGATTGGAAGGACCATGCCAGTATCCAGTGAAACCAGCATTTCCGACAGCAGGTTGATAGTCAAGAGCACCAGCGTCTTGGAAAAGACCATAAGCATCAATGTAAGCACGGGAGTCACCGGCAGTGGCAGTAGGACCTCCGAAAGCATGGATGGCGTTAGGAAGAGCATCGATGGCATCAGTGTAGTTGAAGGGTTGAGCACCAAGGACCTTGAAAAGGAGAGCATCGCAAGTCAAGGAAGAGCAGTAATCAACGTTTTGATCAGGTTGAACAACCCAGATGAGCTCCTTAACGGGGTGGTTAAAGTTGAGCTTGATCTTGTTACTGGATGAACCAACAGACTCATCACCAGTGAATTGGAGTTGAGTGATCAAGTACTCATGGGGGTTTTGGGCCATTCTGCGGCGCTCATCAGTGTCCAAGAAGACATAGTCAACGTACAAAGAGGCAGCAACCAAAGATTGATTGTAGGCAATGGTGGCAGGGACAGGGCGACCAACAGTGTATTGGTTGCTAGAGGTGAATCCATTACTA